TTATTTGTTTTTACTTTGAAATAAATATTCATTATAAATAGTATTTATATCAAGATGTTTTTTCTCAAGGTTTTTATAAAATGACTTTAATTCTTTTGTCTCAAGTAGTCCAAAGAAGATTTTTTCTACAGCTTTTCCCTTCCCTTCTATATAACAAATATACTTAAAATCATTAAATGAATATACTCTCATATCATAACCTCGCAAAAAACAATATCTTCTATATTTATATCAAATATGCGCTCGTCAAAACGTTGTAGTTGAACTATCTGTTTTTCATAGTCGATAAAAACAGGCACTACATACTTGTAGCGCATATGATGATTATTCTTTAAAAATAAAATCTCTATTGACCAATTGCGATTCATTGCATCAATTAAAACTATTGTATTTTCTAATTCATTATCAATCAAATTATACATACTTGTCACCTCTTGTTAAGATTATACGAACAAACGTTCTTTTTATCAAGAGGTAATTAGGACTAAATTTTAATATATATATCTCTCTTGAAGTAAGAAATAGTTTATGCAATAATATACCCATAGATGCAAAACATCTAGTAATTTCATTCAACTATTAGCTGCTTAATATAACAGCAACCTCGAACTTTCTGGTTCGGGGTATTTTTTTAATTATTTTATAGAAACACTTGCAATTATATAATACATGTATTATAATATAAATATAGAAAGGAGTTGAGAAAGTGAAAGACATCTTAGAGGAAATAAAAACAGTCCTTGAAATTGTAACTCTTGCAGTAGCGCTGATAACATTACGCAAGATAGACAAAAACAAGGACAAGTAACCAGAGGGGTGAAACTCCCCTCCCTCTATAAAAGTATATCACGTCTTTCATAAATTATGAATAAATATATCTGGGTTATATTAATTGTTATATGCGTTAACGGACTCGCTAGTTACTTTCAGAACACAGCATTGACCATCATTGCTATACTGACTACATTAGCTTGTTTAGTATATTTAATAAAAAATAGGAAGTGATTAATTATGACGAAAAAAACGACCTCTGACGCGCAGTTGAAAGCAAATAAGGAATGGCAAAGCAAGAACAAAGAACATGCAAACTATTTAAAATCTCGTTCAGCTGCGCGTTCTTTTATAAAGAATAAAGCTACGTTGGAAGATTTGAAGGAACTTGAAAAATTAATTATAGAGGGAAAAATTAATCATAAGGGAATGATTAAGGATAAATGATGCACGCTAAGCACATGCTTGGCGTTTTTTGCATAAAAAAAGCCCTAACGTGTGGTTAGGGTGTGTTAAAATTATATAGTTCTTTCAGTTTACACTTCAATTCATGTTTGTTATAATTGAAGTGTAAAAGATAACTTGTGATGGATAAAGCTGGGTTCCCGAATGGGAGTAAGATAATTTATTATCGAGAATTCCTTTGCTCCAGAGGTTATCTTTATTTTTTTGTCTTCTTTTTTAAATGTTCAATAGTTTTTTGAGGATTCTTTTTTATCTCTGTTAAGATAAAATCTATGATTGCTCTCGAATATGTATACTGTGAGTGCTCCCCTATAACATGACGATAAGAATATCTCTCTTGCGCCTTTAAAGAATAGAACTTCAAAAAAAGCTGAAAATCAGCAGTATTAAAGTTACTTCTAATTTCCTTAGTAAATACTGAAAAATGTTCAAAGTCAATTTTTTCTCTGCTCAATATTTTATTTATCTCTTTTACACAATTTTTTTGTGTATAAGGATGTGTTTTATTAGGGTCTTTTTGTTCCTTTATTATTTTAACAGGAATTTCTCCCTCTTTTGCTATTCTCACTGTGCTATCTGCATCGTTAATTTTCTTGGTTATATAAAAATTATGTTGAATGTCTATGGAAAAAGCTGGATTATTCTCTAGCTCTATTTTCTCTATCGCTTTTTTCGTTGTTAAGATTTTATCAGCTGTTTCTTTTGAATATTTAGACCTTATAATAGCTGGGTCTAAGTCATCTTCTTTTATTACTAGAGATAAAAAACTTTGAGTAATATACTCTGTTACATCAATATTATGAAACATACTCATTTTCTCTATGTAATTAAAAACACATGATTGAAATAAAGGTGCATATATTACTTCATAATCTTCAGTAATAAAATGAGTACTCACGTTCCTTAACTCGACTATTTTTTCTAGATTCAAACGTAATGGATCATGTTTATTTGTAAATATCTCCTTAATGCTATATTCTAAAGAAACAGTTCTAGACGGGTTATCCTTGAAGTATATACTATTTTCACCTTTATCGTTTATTAATTTAGCTTTTAACATAAGCTCCCATGAGTTGCAAATAAAAAAACTAAAACCTTCTACCCTATATCTTATTGTAGGTTTGTTATATATTTCCAAGCCTAACAAAAATGCTTCAATACTTTTCTTTACTAACATATCATATGTGCTATTCATTTAAGTACCTTCTCCGCTTTTTTACTATAATAATATCATAGCGAATGATTGAGTACAATAAACACATTACAAAAACAACCCCCGCAAAAGCGAGGGCATCAAACTAGATTTTCTTAACAAACTTCTTGTTTGCAGTTAGAAAATAACCGCTTTTTGTTTTTAAGCGAGGTGTTCCATCCTTTGTTTTCGCCATTCCGGCGATAGTGAAAATAGTCCCCGGAGGATATGTCCCGCCTGTTTTATGACTTGCTGTAAAGTCTACGGAATTGTATAAGTCGCACTGTACCAACGTTTTGATTTTTCCGGGGTTTTCGGTGTAGTAAGTGTTATTACTAGCAGGCGTATGAGGTTTCCCAGCTTTCAATTTAGCTAATAAAGTCGTGTTTTGTGAAGCTGTTCCAGAATAATTTTTAATACCATATTTAGCAGCAAGTTTTTTACGATTCGCAAAGCTGGAATCTAGTTTATTCATATTCATGTAATCAACTAATCCCAAGCTGCTATTACTTTGCGTATTTGGCTTAGCTGGAACATTTGCACTAGCCCCTTTACCAAAAGTATCTGTTCCATAGCCTTTGTATTCAAATTGCAAGTGCGGATTGTCAACAAAACCGTCCCAATCACCACCCCAAGTGAATCCTAATGCTTTCGCTTTTGCAATAAATTTTTTCGCATTTGCTGAGCGATAACCACCCCAATTAACAGTTTTACCTTTCGCCATGACGAAATCTAGCGCTTGTCCTACTAAATGATAAGAACGCATTGTTTGAGACGCTCCGCTCGCGACATTAGCGGATTGTTGCTCTTTCGTTCTAATTGTTTCGTAGATTAATACTTCAATGCCGCTATTTTCCGCCCAGTCGAGAAGTTTTCTCGCCGCCACTTTGGTGTTATCCGCTAATTTATTTACATTTGCTAAACTTCTACTATAATAATAACTTGTCATTATTTATCATCCTTTCGTGGTTCTGTATATTCTTGCGCTTGAGCGCTGTCCTTGCTACCCGCAGTCGTAGGGTCAATAATTAAACCCCATGCCGCAAATACACCAGTAATAACTGTAATCAGTTGTTTTAACAACTCGTTATAATCCCATGTCACGTTAAAAACAAGCAACACAGCTTGAATAATAAAGAAAACCGCTGCTATCATCGCAATCACCCATGTTTTGTTTTTGAATCGTACTTTCCAGTTAATTTTCATTATTTTTCCTCCTTCTCAGTTTTCGCTATATACTTCCAAATTGCTTTATCCTCCCGCTTCAATAAAGCGATTTCTTTATCATGATCGTTTTGCTTCTCTCTTAAGCTGATGCGGTCTTTTTTGCTTTCTGACATTTCTTCTCTCAGACTATTTAATGTAATGTCAAGCGAATCAATCATGTTTCTCAAAGGTGCGACTAGCGCCCACCTAATCACAAAACCCACAATAGCGGCTATTAGGCTGATTAACGCTATTAACTCGCCTACGCTCATCCCTGCTATTGATATACTCCCCAGTGCCAATTTTCATCATCCCATCTGTTTTTGACATAAAAAAAGCCTATTCGGCTTCAATCTAAAATATAAAATAATTGATTTAACGCGAAATACGTAATACTTGTATCCGCAGGTATAAATCCCATCGCGTTACTAGATGATGCATGCACTCGGCCGCCGCTTGACTTGTTTGTCGGTGCATAAGCCATCGCTGTTTTTGTTGTTTGAACTTCAAAAGGAACAGACGCAAAAGCGTTATTTGTAGAGGTCCATGCGGTTGATTTTTGTACTTGTCCTCTGAAAAAGGCGATTCTAATACCGAAGATGCAAATAATTCTAAATTGAGGAGTATTCCCTTCCGCTGTTGAATATCCAGAGTTTAATATTAAATCTTGCCATGGTGTTGTATAAAACGAATCTGCATCAATAGAAAGCTTAATGTTTCCACTCTCATTAAACTGTAGAGATTTCCCGGTCAAAATAGAGCTTCCTAAACTACTCTCTCCATTTGCATCAATTAGTTTTTGAGCTACTTTATATCCTCCCAACGTGCTTGTGATGCTCTCTAAAACTGTTGAGCCGATACCTGTAGGCAAATAGGAAGTTGAATTGAACCCGTCATCGTTCATTTTCACAACACCTGTGTATAGGTTATCATCACTATCTTTGTAATTTATATTATGAATAAATTCAGTACCTGTGATACTTCCGCTTTTGACGTCTCCGAGTTCTGCCGTAATAGCTGAAAGTTTGCCTATCCTTAGAGCATTATAATCCAAGGGCAACTCTTCCCAACTTTCTCCATTGAAAGAGAAAACACCGATTATCGTTTTAGTGATTTCATCTATTTTAAACCAAGTGTCTCCTTTTAGTGGCTTACTTGGCTGTGCTTTATCAAAAACTGGTTTATGATTAGTACTTGATTCTACTAATGCGTTATTAGCAGTCGTTATCGCTTCATCTATTTTTTGACTAGTTTCCGGGTCAGCCTCTTTGATATTCAATGTTTGACTGACCCATTTTTCTCCATCCCATCTTCGTAGCACATTGGGTGAGGCACTACTATCCATCCACAATAAGTCGGTGGTTGGGTTTAACGGCGCTTCACCAGCTACTATTGCATCATTAATATCCGTTAGTGTTATTTCTGCAGCTGCTCTAATTGTCATCATCCATCATCCTTTCTTCGGGCATAACATAAATTCGGTTATATCTTTTACCTCCATCACCTTGCCCTAAATTTAATTGCATCATTCTCTTTCCATTTGCATCAAGAAATGGATAAGCCCCTTCGCACTCATTAGTTGAGCCTTGTGCAGGATAGTATTTTTGTTGAAAAACATGATGATAAACTAAACTATTGCTTACCATATTCCAGCACCAAAGTTGGTTTTTATCAGTGCCTGTAAAACTCCCTCCTGCTGACAAATACGCATATGGAAACATTACATGCATTCCTTGCAATGTATATAAAGTAGTTGTAAATCCGCAATCTTTTGTCCGAAATGTATACAGAGGGGCTATTCTCCCGGCAAATAAATCAGACTTTTTACAAACATTAATTGTTAAATTTGAAACGCCTGGACTCATAACTACGTATTCGCTTGTTTGGTCGTATGTCACGCGGAATCCGTCAGGTGCTTCAAGTTTAAATGCCATTGAGTCGTCATAAAACTGTTCTTTGAAAGGGACATATTTAAACATTGCTATCGCCTTCTCTGCCTGTGGCAATGGTGTTACATAATAAGACCAGATATGTGCTTCACCGGACGAAGTGTCCACACCAAACATTGTTCCATGTCCTCCACCGAGAACCCACATCATATCGACAAAAGTACCATCGAGTGTAGTTCTATAAATGTTATAAGATTGTTGCCCACCGACTTTACTTTTTTTACTTCCGTAATATTCTTGTGACCAGTAAATATAGCCATTTTGCACATCTATTTGCGCACATTGCATAACCGATAAATTCACTTCTACCCCCGCGGGAAATTCACGTGGCAGTTCTGCAAACAGGTAACCTTGCCCTTCATTAATCATAAGAATACTAGCTTCACTTCCTTGATTAACCGAGCATCTAATAGTTGCATTGATAAAAACGTCTTCTCCAGAGATATTAACAACATTACCAGCTCCTGCATGTTCATTTTCCCAAGCTAAATCATGTGTACCGTCATTGTTTATTTTCTCCCAGATAAAATCGCCACGTTCTATGTTGGTCGTAATATTTAGTTTCCCATCATATACTCTTGCAATGAGTTGTGTTGTTCCAGCATTATTTTTAAAAGTAGAACCATTTGTACTAAACAGTTCTACTTTCCACGTCTTCGTTTCTTCTATTTGTTTTTTAGCTTCTTCAATTTGCGCTTGAAGTTCCCAAATAGCCAGTGGTGTGACGTTTTCCAATTCGATATAATCACCAAGAACAACCTTGTTTTTAGACGGATCACTAAAAGAAGTTGTCTTTTCTATGATTCTTGCAGATAAAGTTATATCCATGTCCAAGTCGACTACTCTTACTGTGTCTCCAAGTGTGACTTGGTGTAGCTCATAGCCTAACATCTCTGCTAGTAATATCACGTCTACCTCATATGTGGATAAAGGATGATTAACTTTTTCAAGCTCTAGTAGCGCCCAATCTTTTAAAGCTTGCGCGTTTGTTATTGTATCTTTTGTTATGACACCTTTTAAATATTCTCTGCCATCGTTATACAGCCAGTTCGCTTCATCATCATAAATGTAATTTAAACCATTATTAACTGATTTAATTGTCAAACCATCTTTACCAAGCGGGATAAGAGCAGTGTACATCGTTTTATCAGTTGTGATTCGTTTAAGACCTTGAATGTCTCTTGCGTACTCAAATCGTTTCGCAGTATTGTTGCCTCGCTCTTCAACTAAATCAAATTTATAATTAATGATTTGACCGCCAAAGCTCTCCACGTAAGCATCAATTTCTGCTTTATATTCTGCAATAACTTGTTGTAATCCAGCTTGAGCCGTTATATTGTCTGCAAATTCAATAGTACGTATTTGTCCAACAAATTCTCTCTTACCAATTGACCATCCTGTCTGTTGCAAAATATATTCAAGCGCCATATCAGCTCTTATATCAGTCAGTAATTTATTGGATATAATAGTTGCATTTAAATCATAAATAAATGCATTTTCTGCTGTTGCTTTGATGTATCGTCCTTGCATATTTAACCCGTTTTCAGATTCATAAATACGAAATAATCGTAACTTAGCTTGTTCGTCTTCAAACAAAATATAATTACCTTCGTGAATATGTTCAGCCATTTCATGTTCTGCGGGGATGGTAACAGTGTATGTGTCATCAAAGTTTTCAAGCTTCTCATTTCTCTCATCATCCCAAAAAGGACACGAAAAAGGCATGTCATTAGATAACACGCCTACAGTTGTTCTTTGTCTATTTAGAATTGTTAACATTCTATACCTCTCCTAATATGTCGTCGGTCTGTATTCTATGGACCACTCCGCTCCTTCGCTGAAAGCCACTGGAGTTTGATAGCCACCAAAAAACGAAGGAAATGAACTTCCAATTGCTAAATTTTCCATGAACACTGAACCGTTTTTCATTATGACCCCAGCTTCACAATCAATCATAATCTCATCACCTTTATGGATAATAACCTCTGGATTATTTTTAACATCTGCTTCTGGATTAACTTTTTGTACAACCAAGTCGCAAAAAACAACATCATTGTCTTTGTAAGTTTGATTATTAAAATCTTCTGGAATATCCATTTTGGCCATGTAAATTCCGATGCCTGCTAACTTAGTAGCAAATTTGTTATTTGAGTCTTTCCATTTGTAGGTTCGTTTCCAAGCTTGACTACCTTTGTCGTTCAATTTAACTATTTCCGCAATAAACAACTGTCCACGCTTTTCAATAGATAGATTAAAGTACGCATCTGAAAATTCATTATAGTTATTTCCGACTTCATACGTCGTGTTTATTGTTTTCCAGACTTGCTTAGTCTTTGTTTTACCTTTTTCTGTATACTTCACTGTTTGTTGTACTCTTTTTGAATAAACCACTTTCGTATTCTTTTTCTTAACTACTTTCCCCTCAGTTGCAGCAAAAAGATATCTATCTTTCGTTGTTCTCCCAATCTCTAGTCCCAAATTCATAGCTCTCCCATTTTGAGCATCTTTAATCATAAATTTACCCATGCGTTTGCTATCTTTGTCTAATAAATACAATTCTATTTTTGTTCTAGCGCGTGGGTATTTTTGAGTAATATTTGCTAATCGAGCGGTGACTTTCCAATTGTCTAATTCTGACGTCAACATTCGTTTCATTACAGGACCTCTCCATGATTTGTAAGGCGCGGTTTCTGTTTTTTCACCATAGGAATTTACACGAATGGTGTTTATAGTTTGTTTAAATGAACTTGTTTTCGCAGGCTTACCATTTTCTAGCTCCCAAGTAATATTACTTTGCCCAATACCATCCCACAAAGTCATGTCATTTGCTCTATCGGACAACACGTTCTCATACATTTTCACAGCTGTTCGTCCTGTATCGGGGTCAATATCAGCCCCTAGAAATATATAATCATCATCTGTTGCAAATGATAGACTAGTTAAATCGTCGGTTGCTATCGCATGAATAATTGGACTTGTTGATTGTGAACCCGCCACTTCGATTATAGCCGGGCTTTCTGGTAAACTAATTTCTTGTTGTTCTCCATATCCACGAGGATCACTACATATAAATGTAATGGTTGTTGTATAATTATCTGTCTGTAATTCCGTTAACTCTGCCATTTGGGCAAAATGACCGTAATAAATCCATTCCGGTTCATCATCAAAGATTATTTCGCTTTCAAAACTATTAGTTTGAATGATTAAATTATTAAGATCGTGTGCTATTTCCACTCGTTCAGTTTCTGATTTTCCCATAAGCGTAATATTAATGTCAAAGCTTCTAGTACCAACGGAATTACCAAAAAAGTACCCACCGATTTTGGCAGGTACTTCTTGGATATTCTCAGTGATATTGATTGCATTTCTTTTGATACTATTAACAACTGCTGGAATGTCATTGCTATGAATTCCGGCGTACGTAAATCCTATTCTAGTCACGTTTTCTAACCCCCTGAACTCGGTCTTTTCTACTTATACGATTGTTCTGCATTTTTGTAATTTCAGGTTCCACTAAACTTCCGACCTTATTTGTGTCCATGTATACGTCACTATTTTTTTGAAGTAGTTGCATCAAAATCTGATTCTGCTGTTGAAGCAATAAAATCATGTCAGAATTGTCAGGACTATTGACAACAACACTTCCTCCATCGTTCATTCCAATGATTTCTTTTGTTTTTTTGATTAATTGAACCGCTCGATTTTTCCGAGTAAGCGGTATGACTACTTCCGGCTTATTGTTCTCAGCAACTTCTATCATTTCATTTTTCTTTACAAAACCACCATTAGCAAATCTACGATGCCCTCGTGGTCCCCAGCCTCGTTTTCCATAGGGAAGGTCGTTTCTCCATGATGAGTTATTGAAGAACGCCAGCAACTGATCATAACCAGAAAAAATATTATTATGACCTTTCATTCTGTATGCGTTAAAAGTCTGCGGTATATATTGAAGCAAACCTTTAGCAGGGTTGCCTGATAATGTATTAACATCCACAACAGCAGATGACTGAGTTATTTTTTCATTCCCGCCAGATTCACGATGAATTTGTGCAATAATGCCTTTTAATTCACTACCGGACAAATCCACTTTCATGGCTAGAGCCGCTTTCTTAATAACACTAGACCACGCCGAAGAACCTTTCCCAGCCGGTCCTGCCACTGGCGCAGTTTCTTTAAAACCAGATAGCATTTTCTCCAAAGGTGCGCCGATACTGTTTTTTAAATAGTTCAGCATGTCAGAACCTAAATTACCATCGTTACCCATTTTAACGCCAACAGACAAGCCACCAAAAAGTTTATTTAAATTTTTGATAGGATGCGCTGCCCAGTCAAAAGCTTTTTTAGAAAAATCAACTACTTTTCCAGCTACAGCTTTTGTCCCATTCCAAGCATCACTTAAGAAATCATTGATTGTTGAATTGCCACTTGCAAATCCAGGTAATGTTTTACCAAGTCCACCTTGCATGACTTTTTTCGAATCTGCATGGTTCAAAATTTTTGTGCCTGGCGCAACATGCGTTATCTCTGCACCATTTGCACCTAAAATCTGAGCTTGTGCTTTGCGTTTATTATATGCAATCTCAAATCCTTCTTCACCAGCCATAATTTTTCCGGACGCATTATTAGAACCCTTGTAATCCATCGCTAACTGACTGCCGTACGAAGTTCTTTTACTAGTATTTATTTTTTTTGTGTCATCATTATAACCTTTTGGTTTCCATTCGGGTATCGTAGGTAAACTAAAAAACTTTAATACTTTATTTACTCCACCGGTGACAGAGTTAATCACACCTGCTAAACTGACTTTAAAATTATCCCATTTTGATAACGAGTCCCCAGTTTCCCAATCAACTTGTTTCAGATGTCCAGAAGCTTGTGATTGAGCTTGACTGACTACTTGTTCGTGCATTTCAGTTGCCGCTTTTACGGTTTTATTTTTTTGACTCTTAGCTTTTTTTACAATATCATCATGTTGCTTTTTCGTAATATTTCCGTTCACATAGTATTCTTCATCAGCAGCAGCAACAACTTTTTTATATTTACTATTCGCTTCTTTTACAGCTCCGTCTTTAGCACGTTTAGATTCTTTTACGACTTTTGAAGCTTGCTCTGTACTTAATTTCCCACTACTGTCTTTCAGTTTTCCTAATATTAATTTTTGTTCTTTTGCTGACTTACTCAATGAACTAACCACAGCAGTTTCTTGTTTTTTAGATATTGTTTGAATTTGATTACTATACATTTGATTACTAGTTTTGCGTTGGTTTGCAGCATTACGTTTGATAGTTGTAATTTTTTGCTCCTCTGAGGCGGTTAATACTCTACCTTCCTTTGCAGCCTTGTCGTTAATCGCTTTTATGTCCGCTTTCTCTTTCTTTGTTATATCAGCATTTTTAGTAGCCATATCTTTGTTTAGCTTTTGAATTTGTTCATTGTTTTTCTTTACTTCATCTAATTTGTTATCTTGATTTCTTTTTTGTTCTAATTGAATTTGAATCATTTCATGCTCTGCTAATAATCCATTTTTTGACAAAGTATTTAAATTCTTATCAGAACTTTTTTTGGTTTTCTCAAAAGATTTTTCTACAAGAGCAACCATCCCATTATAATTTTTACTAATTTTAGCTGATGTTGATTTAGTGATTACATCCCCGGACATTTCCAAATACTTTAATTCAGAGATTGCGTTTTGAGACATAGTTTTATAAGAATTTACATTTTTTGCTGTATCTTTACTAATACCTTTTCCGGAAATGTCCGTTTTCAAAGGATTAGCAAACACATCTTTTATAGCCGCATATCCTGCTTTCGCCATTTTAATTTGATCGTTAATTTGATTAACTGGATTCAATAGAATAGGATGTTCTTTTGCTGAGAATGAAAGTGCATCCCAAATTAAATCGAATTTAGCTTTATATTCAGGTATTTCCTTCTGTATTTTTTTACCGAATGCCTGCCCAAATTTAGTTCCAGCAATACCTCCTATTGCCGCACCTACAGCTGTTCCAATTCCTGGAGCAATTGCTGTTCCTATAGCGGCTCCTGCTGCCCCGCCAGCTAAGCTCCCACCAGCGCTACCAGCTTTATCGCCAGCATTTTTCTTGTTAATACCAATAAGTTGTGTTGCAGATAATGCAATTCCTAGACCAGGTAATGCCTTCCCGACGCCTTTCAAACCAGCCCCGATTTTTCCGAATTTGCTATAACTCGCAATATCGCCTGCCATATCAGCTGTAGATAATGCTTTTGCTCCTTTGCTTCCTTTAAAAAATGAGCCAGCTTTACCTAAGAAACCTTTACCTTTTCCTCCACCGACTGGTAAAGCGTTTCCAGCAATTTGCGTAGTAGCAGCATTAGTTCCGGCAGCAACCGAGTTTTCTGCTAACGCGGCTGTTAGTTTCTTCACGGGCGAGATAGCTGCAGCTGCTCCTTTTGCGATGAATCCAAATGCTAGTCCAGCTATTGGAATTGCTACCGCAACTACACCTGCTGTGGAGATAACCGTTTTAGTACTATCATTCAATCCATTAAACCAATCAGCTGCTTGTTGAATATACTTTCCTAGACCACGTAATACAGGTGTCAACGATGTTCCAATACTTATTGCGAAGGTTTCAATTGCACCAGATATTTCTTCAATAGTACCTTTCAGGTTATCCATTTTCATTTTTGCTACATCATCAGCAGTTACTTTTCCCATTTCAGTGCGCATTTTCTTTATTCCATCCGCGCCTTCACGATAAGCAATATTCCCAGCACGAACTGCATCGGAGCCAAACATAGCACCTAGCGCCGCACTACGCTGTTCGGAGTTCAAATCTTTTAGACTACTTTGCAATAGACCAGATATTTCTTCTGCTGATTTCAATTCCCCATTTGTATCGTAAAACGCGGAGTGAACCGCTCCAGTAGCAACTGTTAATTCTTCAAATTCTTTGTTAACTTTAGAAGCGCTTGCCTTTGGACCTGCTAAACTTTTAGCTAAATCTTGAATTTGTCCCATTAATTTATCTGTATCGTTAGAAAGCGGTTTTACACCATTTTCTTGCAATACTTTCATGGCAGTTTCGTTGTCCACAATGCTTAAACCTAGAGCATCAAATTGTTCCCATGCTGCCTTTGTTGTAGGGTGTAATCTTTGTAGCATAGTTTTGAGAGAGGTCCCCGCATCGGAACCTTTTAAACCATTTTGTGCGAATACTGCTAACATTGTAGATGTATCATCAAATGACAGACCAACGCCACTCGCAACAGCAGAAACTTGTTGTAAAGACATCTTCATTTCTTCTACACCAGTGGCAGAAGCATTTGCCGCACCAGCTAGAATGTTTGCCGCATCCGCCACGCTTAAATTATCATCCTTAAATGCGTTTAAAACTGTAGCCGCGATTTCTGCCGCTGAAGCTAAATCTAACTCACCCGCTGTTGCTAATGAAAGCGCACCTGAAAGCCCGCCATTGATAACATCTTTTACTGAAAGACCTGCCTTTAAAAGTTCTTCTTGCGCCTGTGCGGCTTCTAAGGCGGAGTATTTCGTATCTGCACCTTGTTGAATAGCTAGTTCTCTCAATGCATCTTTATATTGATTTACCTCGCCAGGGGACATAACAGAAAGAGTATTCGACATTTGTTGTTCAAAATCAGCCGCTTTTTTGGTAGCAAAACCTAAACCAAGCGCAACTGGAGCCATATACAAACTTCCTTTTTTCCCGAAGGCGACAAGCTTATCACCTGTTTCATTTAACTTTTTTTGATACTTGTCTAAATCTTGAGTCACCGTCCCCCACGGTGAACTTTTAACAGCTTGCTCTCTCTTGAATTTCTTATAAGATTCTGTCGTAGTATCAATCTTTCTTTGCAAATTATTGTAATTTGCAACTTCATTGTTTACTGCTTTTTGTCCAGCTGATAAAGCTTTTGGCATTTGTTGTAGTTCTTTGTTAAGTTTGTTATACGCTTT